GGTCGATGGGGTTGATGGATTTGTGCAGGTGCGTGGTACCCGCCAGCAGTGGTTCGCGCGCTATGGCAGTGGGGTCAAGAGCGTGGTCCTGAAGCGCCGGGATCAGCCCTCATTGAAGGCGGGCACCGTAGACTTACTGGACCGGGACCCACTGTTTGTCCCCAAGACCTTCTACCGTGCTGGAGAGTGCCCATCCTCATTGAAGTTTGCCACCTCGGACCTTAGTGACCTGATCGCCAAGGCAGATGAGAATGCTGAAGTGGCCATGAACGTCAACGAGATGTTCCACTTCGCCTGCATCAGCCCCAAGGACACTCCTTATGGTGAGCCTCCCATCCTGGCTGCTATTACGGACTACCTGATCGCCCAGAACGTGGCCACCTTCCTGCTGAGTTACTTTGACAATGCCACCATCCCGCGGTGTGTGTTTTGGGTTAAGGGTGACGGGCGCCTGAATGAGAAGGTGCTCACCACCATAGAGAACTGGATCGGCAGCCAGAACAAGATTGACGCGCTGAACCAGATGCTGGTGGTGGAGGTGCCCTCAGACACTGAGATCCAGATTGACCGCCTGTCCAGCGAGCAGCTCAAGGATGACAGTGGACTGATGGCCCCGCGCTTGGCCTCCCAAAAGCAGATCTACATAGCCAACCGCACCCCGGGATCCATCGTCTTTGCCCTGGACGGCCTTAACCGTGCGGTTAGTGAGGAGGCCGACCGCAAGTACATTGAGTTCGTGGTCCGCCCTGATCAGCGTATGATTGAGCAGAAGTTCAACGCCATCATCAAGCACGAGTTCGGGTCTGATGACTGGGTGCTTGATCTCATGGTGCCCGACCTCACTATCATGGCCGAGCGGCGTGCCATGTGGCAGATGCTCCTGACCCGCGGTACCCTGAGCATCAACGAGGTTCGGCAGGAGCTGCGCCTGGCCCCGATTGAGGGCGGTGACGTGCCCTTCCTGCTGGTTCCTGGCCAGGGGCTGGTGCCGATCCCGGCACTGTCCGAGCCCAATCGCACCCAGGCCATTCTCGACCAAGGCCGCGATGCCATGTCCACGGGTAATGTCAAGACCCCACCCCGTGGTGATGGAGATAGTGAGGACACAGGAAAGGTGCTTGTCCTTGATTCAGATGTCTCTCGTTCCCTTCCTGTCACAGTTCAGGTTGAATTGGCTCTGGCTCTGGAGGAGATGGGTCTTCTAAGTGATGATTTGAAGAAAGCCCTGCCCTTGGCTTACCCCACAAGTGAAGACCCTGTGTCGGAATCAGTGGTCTGACTTGACAAAAGTGAAAACCTGTGGTATAATGGAGTAGTAATCTGGGGGACAAAATGCCTGAACACAGCACATGTGTAAATTACCTGTGGGCGGCGGACTCGTATGGCTGGAGAGTTCGAGTTTTACGCCATCATTGCCAAGGCCGATGATGGTGATAATCCCGGGACAATGCGCTTCACAGGCGTAGCTTCGTCCACCGGTGTGGACAAGCAACAGGAGAACGTCACCGAGAAGGCCCTTGACAGTATGGCCCAGCAGCTGCCCATGGTGCTGGCGTGCGCAGGCAGCCACAACGAGGCCATGGTCGATCCGCGCTCAGAGATCGGCATGATTGACAACTTCACCATTGACGACGGTAAGCTACTGCTGGCGGGGTGCCTCGACGAGGACCATCCGTGGGCCTCCTGGCTCTACAAGGGTATGGCTGCGAGTCGCTGGAAGCTATCCATTGGTGGGCGCATTCCTGAGGGTGCGCGGCGCACTGTGCACAATGCCAAGTCTGGTATGTTCGAGCGACGCATCGACGAGGTGCAACTGGACCACGTACTGTTGTGCCGTCCAGAGAGCGCCATCAACCAGGAATGTGAGATCAAGGCGGCCTGTGGTTGGGCGGAGGCCATTGCCAAGGCGGGGGAGGCCCAGGGCGACACCCCAGAGGCCTTCGGTGACCTTACCCCTGAGCAGGTGCGTGACCTGATATGGGAGTGCCTTGACAAGACCGAGTCGGTTGAGGTGGAGACAGAAGACCGCTGGCTGGAAGGCATCTATGAGGACTTCGCGGTTATCCACGCGGCCGATGGTAACATCTACCAGGTGCCCTTCTCCATTGAGGATGGGGAGTTGGGGTTGGGCCAGTGGGTTGAGGTGTCGGAAGAGTTGATCGAGGCCTCTGGGGAGCCACTTGATATTGGTAAGGCGGTATGGTCTACGGCCTACGTCAACAACCTCCCTGATAGTGCTTTCCTCTACATCGAGTCTGGGGGCAGTAAGGATAGTGAGGGGAAGACTACACCGCGTGGGCTGCGACACTTGCCCTACAAGGACACGGCGGGCAAGGTGGACGCTGCGCATCTGCGCAACGCCATCGCCCGTGCCTCACAGATCAAGCTGAAGAGTGGAAGTTCCATCAGCGCTGCTCAGGCCGAGCAGTTGCAGAGCCGGGCCCAAGCCATGTTGGAGCGTGCAAACAAGGCAGAACAAGCACCCGCGGAGACTACGTCACCAGAGGGAGACACCATTATGGGTGACCCGACCGAAGTTGATCGCCTTGCTGGGCTCATGGAGACTCTCATCGCACGATTGGAGCCTGTAGACAAGGCAGGTGCCGATCCCGCGGGAGAGGATCCGGTAGCGCAGGAGACCTCAGAACCCGAGGATCAGGGCAGCCTGGAGAAGGCTGTTACCGAGGCACTGGCCGGTATCAGCGCGCAGCTTGTTGAGCTGGCGGACCGCATGACCGCGATGGAGAAGGCTGAGGAGGAGGCGCCCTCGGGCGCGGAGGTCGAGAAGACTGAGGAGGACGTTGCTGAGGTTGTGGCGGAGCCTGTTGAGGATCCCGCTGAGGAGCCTGCGGCGGAGCCCGCAGCCGAGGTGGAGGCGGAGACCACGGATCCTGTGGCGACCGACTCCCAGGGCATCGACAAGGTTGATGATGCCTCTATTGAGCGCGCCATCAACATCCTTACTGGCGTGAACGCGAAGCTCGTGGACGACCTGCAGGCCGTTGCTGCTAAGGTGACCGAACTCGTTACACAGTCCAATGCCAACGAGGCCGCTATCAGCACGCTGCAGAAGGCCTCTCCGCAGTCGTTGCAGGTCCCGACGGCCAGTGACTCAACCACCCAGCACCCACAGGAATCTGTCGCCGGAGACTCGCCCATCCAGGCCCTGTACAACAGTGCCTCAGGGGCGCCCGGCCTCGTCGCGTGAGGGTGAGAGGTATGCTCGACATTGGAGCGCTGGACCAGTTGGGAGCGCGGGCCGGTAGCCCTGAGGACTTGGTCGCCAAGGCACTGGCCTCGACGACCACCGCCACTGCAGCCCAGTGGCTGAATGGCCAACAGGTTCGCGAGTTCCTTCGCCTGGTGGTCTCGGAAGAGGTGGGGCTGCTTGACAGCTCCAAGTACATGGTGGAGGGCCCGAACCTCGATATCAGCAACGTGAATATCGTGGACGGGCAGTACTCGATGGGTGTAGGTGGCAGCACGCGGATTGCGGCTGCGGATGAGGTCACTCCGGTATTCGACCGGCGTGTGCTTACCCCTCAGCCCTTGGATGTCCGCATGCCTATTGAGCAGACGATCCTCAAGCAGATCAACCTTGAGGGCGACCGCATCCAACAGACCATGGACGAGATGCTCGGGCAGTACATTGGCAACACAATCGAGAACGAGGCATGGAACGCCGACGTTGCTGGTGCGGCCTGGGCTGGCTACGGCACGGGCGCCATGACCACGATCACCGGCTGGCTGCCCACGGCACTCGCTGCGTGTCATACCGTGGACTTTGACGGTGCCCGCATGTCGTCCGAGATCTTCCGCACGATGCTTCAGGCCCTGCCCACCAAGTGGCGCAACAAGGGTGAGGTCTACTATGCCTCGATGGACAATGTCATCGAGTGGAAGCATCACCTTGAGGCCACCCGCCAGACCAACCTGGGTGACACTTCGATCACCGAGGAAGGCGTCCCGACCTTCATGGGTCGCAAGATCATTGGTGTGCCCCGCATCCGTGACGACTACACCGGGCTCAATGACCAGTCGGGCAGCACCTCCGGCTTCACCCAGGTGCTCTTGACGTTGCCGGCCAACAAGACGGTTGGCTT